GGAAAATTGGATTAAGTAACTAAACCCACAATACAAGATATTGGTATTTTAATTAATACTTAAAAAAGGCAAAAACTCCTTCACAACTTAATGTGAAATGAAAACCTCTATATACAATTAGTAAAAATTAACCATTTCTAAAAGCGAAATAAAATAAAATAAATCGCTTAGAATATATCTTTGGGTTTGCTTAATAGTAGCAAAATACTTTATTTTATTTTATTTTACTGATACAATGTGAAAACATTGTTGAAATCAGAAATAGAACAGCGAGCCAATCCTCGCTAACACTTGAACATTTTTATTATTTTAAATAAAAACACACATATACGAGTGTTATACATATACGTGTTAAAAACATAATTGTTGAAAAGAATAATATTATGGTAACAAAGCAGAATCACATGTCATAATAGGTACATTTACGAACCAGATTAAATTGAAATCTTCAGCTGTTGAAATATATCGGTGTACAGCAAGAGTTCTTGCTTGCGAAGTATTCATACCGGCACCATTTGAAGCGGATGAAAATGTCAAAACATGGTTCATTTCATATACTATATCAGGTAGTGATGCAAAATCATCATAAATTGGCGTGTAAGCAAATCGCTTATTACTATAATATGGAAGTTCGACTTCATGTCCTCTTGACAATTGATTATGAGAACAATAATTACCATCAATACCTCTTGGAAGATGTGGTAAATTTGTGAAATAATTAGCCGAATTAACATCAGTATTAACTACTTGAGGTAAAGCAGCCAACGAATTTCTGTTGGGAATAGTTGGAATAATCCCATCAAATCTAGAAATAAATATATTTTGTGGTTCACAACCGTTACCATCAATAAAATATTTAGTTCTTAAACCACCTCTGTAGCCAGCATAGCCCATGGTAAAATAAGCAATAAGTGGGGTTTGATAATTTGTAACCCCAGTGTTGAAATTTCCATTAGGAGATGTGCCACCAAATGATGGATAGTTATTTCGATATAATGTGTATTGATACATATTAGAATTGTTATACGATTGAGTTGGAAAAACTGTAGTTTCCAATCTATCATATCTTTTTAACAAAGCTCTAATACTTTTTATTGGATCAGCATGAAAAATTAATGATTTATGCTCCAATATGTCTACATTTGGTTCACCAACTAATGAGAAAACATTAGAAGTATCGTCTTTCAATTTTTGCATTTTAGCAACAACTGGCAATAATTCATTTGTTTCTTCTGTTAGTGCAGCTGGACCATTATCATAATAGAAATCATATGGAGTTAATCTGGTACCACGTGGGCATGGTACACAGGTCTCATAATCTTCACCTGCTCTCATATATAAATTTATTTCAACATCAGCCCCTATCACAGGCGCAGACAACTCATTAATAACCGTTATATAAACTCTTCCATTTGAATGAAGTGCTGAATAAGCAGTTGGAGTTACACCACGTTGTGGATCTCTAGGGTCTTGAAGTAACTTATAAGGAGAATGTTGTGCCCATGAAACTGAAAATTCATAATCGTTACAATCTTGTATATCTACTATGTGATTATACATTGTATTATACTCGTTTGCTTGATTAGGATTACCTACAGGTTCATACGCAATTTTTATTCTACCTTTATGATACTTCGAACATATAATTTGTAATCTATAAACTAATGTGCCTGACCAATATTTGAATGGCAATGATGCATACGCAACTGGAACCATGGATAATCCTGTGGAACCAGTACCCGTAGCATTGTTTTGCAATCCCATCATCGGTGAAACATCAAAGTAATATAGAGCATCGCCTGCTAAATCATTTAATGTCCATGTGAAATTAGATACATAAGATTCTCTACCTACTATGTAAGCAAAATTCATATAATCAATATTTTCTACACCAGTTATCGAAGCATCAACAGTTGTTTCTTGCTTCGGATCAAAAGTCAATTTCGTTGCTGTTTCTACTCCAGCTATATTGGCAATTGAGCTTAAACTCAATGGCTTCATAGGAGAAATTGCTTCAACATTAACTGGTCTTGAAAAACCAAAGAATGCCGCTGCACCTCCTAACAAGTTAGAGCCTATTTCAACTGATCGTGCAAAAGAACTTATAATTGGTACATTTCTAAGTAAACCAGCCGTATTGGCAACACCTGCTGCAACAGATGAAATCAATCCTTGTGGTTGGTACTCAACGTCGATCTTTGATTGATTTTGTGTAACACTTGCTCTTTGCATTCTTGCTGTAACAGCTACAGTAGAAGTAGGAATAACTAATTCAACATCAGTTGCCCATAAATAAAATGATATGGTAATATCTTCATGAGCATTTGCTGTTGCCGCTCTCAAATCATTCATTGATTCACAATAAATGGTGCCTTCTGAGACACCATAAGATGGACTAGCTTGGTTTATTTCTAAATAATTATCTGGAAAGAAAAATGGTAAACATAATTCTCCAGATTTTTGACCAGCTGGATCTATGAAAACATGAGGAGCTTGAGTTAAAACGTATTTAACCATTTCAGTATCAATTTGCTGTGAGGCCATTCTATACCCTCCCATAGGAGTGTATGCCATAACCGCCCTTCCATACAAAAATGGAGTACTGTTGATTATATACTTAACATGCAACTTCATCCTTATCAATTGATAATTAGATATTTTTCTCTCAACCGCAGGGTTGGATAAAAATGTTGTCCATGGATTAAAAGAAAATGAGAACGGTGCAACAGTCCATTTTTGAGTTGCAACTAATATTGGTCGCGCAAAAAAGTCTGCTAAATCACCATTAACAAAATCTGATTGCATGTACGTTGAATCATTATCCGCATTTATAGCTCTTGAGATTGTTTCTTCTGAATTAATAAACTTGGATGTTTGTTGAACTTCTTCTTCAACTTTGTCAACTCTATTTGACAAACCATCATTAAAAGTGACTCCCCCAACTATGTCAGGTTGAGCGCCACCGATAACGTTGACTGATGATTCATCATTTGGACCTACATTAGGTCCTTTGGACGCGTTATATTCATTACGTCCCGTGTTGTTGGAATTAATAGATGTAAGTCAATTTAATAACTACGTTTAAAAATCTGAAAAGATCTTTATATCTGAAACGACTCAAATTCAGAATAATAGCTGACAACACTAAATAACTATTTAAAGATGTTATAAATCTTATTTTAAGAGGCGTTAATTTAGCAATTAGATATTTGTAATCTATCCCCTTGTTCTTAGCTAAACCTGTAACCACAAACTAAATTAGTTGACATATGTTTGTTTCAATAAGCCAGAATAATATTAGCTAATTTTGAGTATGATGACCGTGGCCATATAATTTGATTTAAGGTTCAAATCATTACCGATACTCCCTCGGATTGTTTAAAAACCTATAGTTATATTTACAATTTATGTACATTACAATCAACATCATGTTGAAATTCATAATAATCCTCAGAAATTTTATCCCAAGAATTTATATAACCATGTAAATGTAAATCTTGATCTGTAAAATAAGTCAAGATTGTTTGTCGTAAACTATCAAAAATATCTTTCCCATACGGAAAAATCTCTAATAATGCAGAATTACATACCTCCAATGTATGTTCATTTTCTGTATTCTTGATTTTTGTTCGATAAGTTAACATTTTAAAAATTGAAGCTTTTTCTAATGGTGACAACACAAAACCTCTTTCATCAACATAGAAAGTTCTTTTTAAAAAAGAAGAATCTTTTATATTAATAAATGGTATACTTTTACTTGTTTTATCAGACATTGTATATATAATATTTAAATTAGATAAAGCTTTTGAAATAGATGTATGGTTAAAACTATTTGCTCGTGGAGAAACTCCAAAAATATTATCATCACCATATGTTAATGCTCTAACATTTTTAAAAAATGTTTCAACTGGGTTATTTAACCCATATGCATACATTAAATAAAAAACATTACAGATACTATTAATATCAACTGTTAAACTTTGTCCAGATGGATTAATACCAAAGAATTGGCATAAATCCCCTTGTGTATTGATAATTGGATAACTACAATCAACAGCTACTGATGTCATGACTACAATATCCTTTTCAGAATAGTGTTCACTACATTTTGCTAATTCAATCAATGATAAGAAAGCATATCTAATAAATTGACCTGCCATTCTTTTATCGAATTTTTTGTAGTCACCTGCTACGATTCTATCTTTACCAAAAGAGCATAAATGATTATAGAAATTTTGCCAAGCAAAAGATCTAGCATTAACACCCACAGCACTAGTATGTGCTAATGGATGTTTTCTTAAAATTGCAATAATTGGTAAATAATATTTTCGTAATAAATAATTAATATGAATTTGACTTGTACTAAAACAACGTGTAGAACCTATTTTTGATTCAACAACTGCTTCATCTTTTAAACAAGTTGTAAAAATTGAAGAACATGTATATCCTTTGGAATAAATTGATGTTGCTTTATTGATGCCTTTAATAACATCAGCAACAAAATCAAATTTTTCTCGATTATCTTGTTCATCAAAATATTTGATAATAAAATTTTCTTTAGGTGAATTATAAGGGTACCCCATAGATGTTGATGTATCAAAGGCAAAGATATAAGGATTGCCATCTATACCATTCAATACTTGTTCATGTTGTAATGGGGTTAATGATTGTAATGCTTTATGTACAGATTTAATTTCAATTAAATTATTTACAAATGTTTGTTTACAACGTTCCATAAAATTAGTTGGTAAACTATTATTTACAGAACAAGAATGGATAAAAGAATTATAGTAAGGATCTTTCCATTCTCCATCAACAAAACCAGGTTTCATTATCGGCTGACCATAGTTTTGTGAAACTTTTAAAATGTCTCTAAATTTATCTTCACAACCAGACATAAAACCTTTTATAACGGTTCCTTTTACGAAACCAGATTTATAATTTTTGATTGTGCCAAATACACGTACATTTTTTGGTAATCTAAAAATATGTGATTTTCTGTGTAATTCACCTATTGCTGTATTAGGTTCATCAAATAAACCTAAAGTTAAACCTCTACTAGATATTTTTAAATGTAAATCTAAATTATCTAATACACATAAATCTTCTTGAGTGATTTTTGTAACCACACCAACAGATTTTTGTTGATCTTCAGCAGCAGCTGCATACAAGCCTAAAATAATTGAATTATTGTTTAAACCTCGTGTTATAACAGCTGAACCACAATCACCATATGGTAGATTTTTATTTACATAAAATACATTATTTACACTTAATTGAGAAGTTGTTAATTGAGGACCTACTAAAGTAGATCGAGAATTTATAATTTCATCTTTTTCTGCAGCAGTTTTTGCTGTACGGATGATTATTGTATCTCGTGGTAATAGGGAAGTGAAACTAGAATTTTTAATAAAATAATCTCTTAAATCACGAACAGGTGGTAAAGCAGTTAGTTTTAAAAATACTAAATCACTATCTATATTTGTTTGAATAACATCCGACGTGTCTAAATTAATAACATGATCTATTCTTTGAACATAATTAATTAATCTAATACGTTGGATTCCTGAAAATTCATCAGTGAAGTGTTTATTACAATAGAATATATTGCCACAAACAGGACCTATATGGGTTCCAGTTCCATTGGATGTATTTAATAAATAATATGTATTTTGTGTTAAATATTTGGATAAATGTGATAAGAACATTTTTCCACCTTGATTTTTATCAAATATCAAAGGTGGTTTATATACAGTATATACATCATCTTTAACTTCTATATGTGGTTTTACATTTGAATCACTAGAAGATACAAATTGAACAGCACTAGGCGGTTCAAAATGTATTGGTTCGATGTTTTCAGGTTCTTCATCATCATTTGAATTTCTTGTGAATTTAAAAGCTGCAACTATTGTAGAAAATATAGTAATTGCTGCTAACAAACGTGATACTGAAAAGATTCCAAATTGCAATCGTGTAACACTATTCACAAATTCACCAGCCTTCCGCAATTCCTCACGAATCAATGAAGTATGGTGTGGCAATGAAACGAATGGGAACGATCTTGATGTTACCCCTACTGGTTCTAAACCTGGGTAAGTACAATTCATATATTCATTATCATTATCTTTTGTAGAACTATCATTATGATCCGATTGATCATCCCTATGTACAATACATAATTCTACTGGTAAATTACAAGAACATAATTCACAATCCAATATTTTATCACTTGCTTCAGAAACTTTGATTTCTCTTAATCTATGTTTAGAAACAATATTATAAACTAATTGATATAATTGCGAACCATTTATAACTTGTTCTTGATGGTATGGTACTCTTATAAATCTATGAGTTCCTGATGTTTTAACAAATGTTACTTTATAATCAGAAACTTCAAATTTTTTATTTGGATGTAATAAAGCATAAGCTTCTATTTTACTTGGATCTAATCCAGATTTATTAGTACCATCCAAACTAAATTCAGGTTTAGCTGTAACTAAGACATTTAATGGAAAACGTCTTCGAACTGCATTTGGAACATTAAAGGTAATATCTGCATTTAAACTAGGTACATTAGTAGTAACTATAACTAATTCAAAAGAAGCAGAAACAGTACCTTTTTCTTCAACCGCTGCCATATTTGGTCGATACGGTAAAGAGGATATTGATTGTAAAACATCAGATAAACCATGTTCTTCAGCTCCACTTAGTGGATTGATTGCAGCAACATCATCTATAACTTCATATAAATGGTTACTTGTTAAACCTGTACAAAATGATTCATGAGTATTTCGTGTATATGTCAATTCAGGAATAGACATTCCATGAAATCTAGATCCAGGTGCAAATTTACCTTGATCTTCCAATACTTGATGTGTTGCTCTTTTTATTATATCTATAACCCTGGTCTTACCTGTACCAGGAGTTCCATAGACTAAAGCACCACATGGTGTTGGTCTTTTACTCATGGATTTAGATCGAGTAATTAAGATGTCTCTTATTCTACTTAATCTACAGATCATTGTATCGATAGTTTTAGCTCGACTATCACGAATTTGCAATAATTTACTATGGATCAACTTTCCATCAGAAATTAATGCTTCAACATTAGCTATTTTGTCGAAGTAAGTTTGGCCATCGATTGCGATGTCCAAATCTTCTAAATGAGCTGATGTTATAGTTGAAACCTTATCAAAGAAATCAACATAAGAGTCTCCAGTATGAATAAAATTATTATAATTGGATTCTCCCATGAAATATTGATAAGAAAAATTAAGGAACGTAGTTAGAGCGTCCATAATTTCAATTCCCAAGTCAAATGAGTTGGCTTGACGTAGGAATTTGGTTTCATATGTCGGAAAATGAGATAAAAAATTATCTCGATATTCCCGAGGAACAAAAGGTAGCAGGGTTAGGGAGATAAGTAGTTTTCTAATGATATTAAACATGTTACTGCTTAGAAAACCTTTTGCTTTATTTACAGCGTTTTGCCATTGTTCAAACATCTTTGATGCAGAACGAGCAGAAACAGAAACCTTATTAAATTGGTCAGTAATAAAGTTTTTTAAAGACGTAACTAAAATAGATGAATATCCATAATAATCAGCCATATTATCTACATACACAATCATAGATAATAGCATAGAATTTACATTCTCTGCCACTTTTAATTGGGCAATTAATAAAAATAACTTTTTAAAATGGAAAGTATATTTACTTGATCCTAAAACATGTCTAAAAGAAGTTGTAGTATCAATAGATAGCATGTTAGGAGTAGTTTTGAAGTATTTAACATTATAGTCATGTCTTTTAGCTTTATAGTAATAAGATAGTACTAGTAAGCCGAAATTAGTAAATCGCTTACGATTCCAAATGAAAGGTAATATAGTTGCGATAATAATTTCTTCAAAATAAATAATTAACAAGAATGGTGTAATAACACCTAAGAAAAGGGAGAAGGTAGAATGATAGGATAATGTGGAAAGGAATATGATCCACAAGATTGGGATAATTAGGGATAAATTAGATAACATAAATCTAAATAAATTGATTACTTTTTCGGATAAATCTGACACGAATTCGTTTAGTGAATTAAACATTTGCTCTCTCGTTTTGTTAGGTGATATTTTCTTAACGTCACATCTGATCGCGGCACCCTGCCTGTTGGATAGATTTGACGATGATTAAAGTTTAGACTGCACTTTGATGAAGGCCGTTCATCTACTTGTGTAAATCAATAAATTGAAATACGAATTCTCGGGCACAGTTATTGTAAATACAACATCCCGAACACACATGATGTTACCGTTGCCATCAGAATTAATCATAGCTTCCGATGTATTTATTTAACAACGTATATAGTATTCATGCGAACAATATTTTCTTCATAATACGTAATGGACGATTGTAATCTCGCCCCAATCCATTATTTTTAATGATTTAAACCATAGGAAAAACAGATAGTAAAAGACCTACGATGCCGGGTTCTTAATCATATGTTTGTCAGACACATGATAAAGTAAAATTAAGAAAACCCCACGGCAATTATCAGTAATTATTATTTTTATTTTGAGTTGTCCTTATTACAGAGGATCAACTTTGTATTAATATTTTAAAATTGAGTTCAACCAAAATATTTTAGATAATATAATAATAACATTAATTTGCATAATATATTAACAGCATAAAAATTCATTATTTTATTGACTGCATAAATTAGCGAGAAATTAAAATAATAAATGAAATTTGACTTTTAGAAAAAATATTAAAAATATTTGTCAATATTTCTATTAGTTGATTGAAATGAAATGATATTTTAATCATAAAGGTTGCATAAGCAACATCTACAATTAGAATATTCCGG